ATGCAAATATTAATGCTACTGGAGTATCTGCAACAGGTGTAATAGGTTCTGTTGCTGTTACTGAAGGTGTTGGCGTAAATGTATCCGTTGCTGGCATTGGAGCTACAGGGCAAGCAGGTTCTGTTTCTGTTGTTTCAAAAACAAATATTAATTTAACAGGTGTATCTGCAACAGGACAAGTCGGTGCGGCTGCGGTACAACAAGGCGTAAATGCGCCTGTCGTTGGTGTATCTGGAACAGGAGTGGTTGACTCTGTAACAACGTCCATAGGAACGAGTTTTTCTGTCACTGGTGTATCTGGAACAGGAGCGGTTGACTCTGTAACTGTAGAAGAAAGTGTTTCTATAAACGTTACTGGAGTATCTTCTTCAAGTAACATTGGAACAGTTTCTGTAATTGGCAATTCCAATGTTCCAACAAATGGATTACAGGCAAATGCTTCAGTTACATCTGTATTAGTAAACGCAAATGCAGATATTAATGTAACAGGAGTAGCATCAACAGGTGGAATAGGTTCTGTTGTTATAGTCGAGGGTATTGGCGTTAATGTAAACGTCACTGGAGTTGCGGCTACAGGATCACCCGGATCACTAACCGTAATTGCAGAAGCTGTTGTTAATTCCACTGGAATAGCTGGCACAGGTGGAATAGGTTCTGTTTCTGTTGTTGAAGGTGTTGGGGTCAACGTACCTGTTACGGGTTTGTCCACAAATGGACTGATTGGTTCTGTAACTGTAAAACAAGGTGTAAATGCTTTTGTTACAGGAGTATCTGCAACAAGCGGAGTAGGTTCCGTTACTGTAGGAGAAGGTGTAAATGCTCTTGTTACAGGAGTATCTTGCACAGGTAACATTGGAACAGTTTCTATAATTGGTAATGCCATTGTCCCTTCTACGGGATTGTCTTCAAGTGGACTTATTGGTTCTGTTTCTATTGTTGCAAATTCTAATTCTTCAGTTACTGGCATTGCAGCCACAGGATCACCCGGATCAACAACCGTAAATATAGAATCTGTAGTTAATGCTACTGGAGTGTCTGGCACAGGCTCTTTAGGTTCTGTTGCTGTTACTGCTGGCGGAAAAATTCCTGTTACTGGCCTTGAATCAACTGCATCTGTAGGTGCGGTTTCTGTTATCGCTGAAGTAGTTGTTAATCCGACTGGAATTTCTGCTACAGGTTCTGTTGGCTCTGTAGACGTAGGTACTTTTATTACAGTAAACGCAATAGGTTCACAAGGAGCAGGACAAGTAGGTTCTGCTAATGTTGAACTTAATGCAATCATTAATGTTACAGGAGTATCTGCTACAGCAAATACTGCTCAAGTTTTAGTTTGGGGGGCTATTGTGCCAAATCAAAATCCAAGCTATAATCCAATTAATCCATCTTCTACCCCATCGTGGACTGACGAATCTCCGTCTCAAAGTCCCGGATGGGACGATATAGCAGCATAGGAACGCAAAATGGCTAGTACATATACGTTAAATAATGGGATCGAACTTATAGGAACTGGCGAACAGTCAGGCACATGGGGCGATACAACAAATACAAATTTAGAACTAATTGATACCGCACTAGACGGTCAGATTAGCTTAACATTATCATCAGCAGGCTCTTCTGGATCGCCAAACGCGCTTCCAGTTTCAGATGGCGCATCATCTAACGGTAGAAATCGTTTAATTTCTTATGTAGATGGCGGCGATCTTGGAGCAACAGCTTATGTTCAATTAACACCAAATGATGCTGAAAAGATTATTTACATTCGAAACGCCTTATCTGGCTCACGTAGCATTATTGTTTTTCAAGGTACATATAACGCATCTAATGACTATGAAGTTCCAGCAGGAACAACAGCAGTTGTTTACTTTAATGGTGGCGGCACAGGTGCCGTAGCCGCAAACGTCTTCAACAATGCACATTTCGATGCTCTTAACATCGTTGGTGCAGTGGCGGTTGGAGCTACATTAACAGTTGGCACTAGCTTGAACATTGCAAGCTCTACCACAGTGAATGGCGTTTTGGATGAAGACAATATGGCTTCTAACAGCGCAACCAAACTTTCCACACAACAGTCAATCAAAGCGTATGTAGATAGTCAGGTTGGTACAGTTGATACTCTTGCGGAAGTGCTTGCTAATGGCAACACAACTACTACTGATCAAAAAATACAGTTCCGTGACACTGGCATTTACATCAACTCAAGTGCAGACGGGCAGTTAGACATTGTAGCTGACACTGAGATTCAAATTGCTGCTACTACGGTTGACCTCAATGGCAACCTTGATGTGTCAGGCACTGCCCTTGTTACAGACGTACTGACCACAACTGCCGCTACTGTGTTTAACGGTGGCTTTGCTTCGCCTAATAAATCATCAATTTTAGTACCTGATGGTACTGGCGATAACGATTGGGCGTTTAAAGTTTCTAACTTAGAGGCAACTGATGGACGTTCCTACGGACTCAAAATTAATGCAGGAAGTACAACAGACGAAGCATTTTTAATTCAAGATCACGATGCGTCAAATCTTTTATTTAAAGTTTTAGGTAATGGTGCTTTAACTCAAAACGGTGGTGCGGTATTTAACGAGGTTTCTGCTGACGTAGATTTCCGCGTGGAATCAAATGGCAACGCTAATATGCTGTTTGTTGATGGTGGTAATAATCGGGTCGGCGTGGGCACTGGGTCAGCGTTAGAGGTTTTACATGTTGCAGACTCTAATCCAGTGGTAACAGTTTCTTCAACTAGCGTTGACCAAGCTATAAGATTGGAGCTTTATGAGCAGAAAAATGGCACAGCAGATTTAGGTGGTTTCCTTGAATACTCAGGGGCAAGTGCAAATTCATTACTTATAGGAACAACGCTTAACAGCACGGACACTACCCATATTACTTTACCAAGAGATGGCAGTGGTGCGGCTACGTTTAATGGTAGAATAACAGCAGACGCTGGCGTAGACATTGATAATATTAATATTGATGGTACTACGATTGCTCTAAGCTCTGGCGACTTAACACTAGACGTTGCAGGAGATATTATTCTTGATGCAGGTGGGGCGCAACTAAGATTCCATGATGATGGAGCTGATATTGGAGTTATTTCTAATGAGTCTAATAATTTAATTATTAAGACGCAAGTTTCAGATGCTGACATACTGTTCAAAGGCAATGATAACGGTTCAACTATAACAGCCCTCACCCTTGATATGTCTGACGCTGGTCACGCTAAATTTAACTATAGTGTTTCACTTGTAGACAATGCAAAACTCAATATAGGAACAGGGTCTGATCTACAAATATATCACGATGGTTCTAATAGTATAATATTAGATCAAGGTGTGGGCAACTTACAAATCCGTGCAACTAATTTTAATCTTCTAAATGCTGATGGTAATGAAAATTACATGAGTGCAGATGATGATGGTGCAGTAACATTATACCACGACAACGCCGCCAAACTCGCCACAACATCAACAGGCGCAACTATTCGGGGTGATGGCGACGCTATACTTCTCCTAAACACAGCCAGTGATGGAGGGGATAAATCTCTTATTAGATTTGGGGATAATGGTGATGCAGATGCTGGTTATATTGATTATGACCACGGAGATAACACATTAAGATTTGGAGTTAATGCCGCAGAACGTTTGCGGATTAATGGTAGCGGAAGGCAAACATACAATGGAAGTAGCACTGCTAATGGTCACGGAAATTTTGTAGGAGAAGTCGGTACTTCTTCTAAAGCTATAATCTTTGAACATACTAATGGTGGTGGTGAAGTTGGAAGTATTAGAACTACATCTTCAAATGCTGTTTATTACGGCGATGGCTCTAACCTAACAGGTGTTGGCGGTAGCACAACTGCTGGTGCTGTTGGTACTTATGCTCTCATGTGGAAAACCTCTGCGGCTTCTGCTACCTCTGGAACTACTGTGGCTGGCAGTGGACTTAGATTTGCTAGTACATTTGCTAACTCAAGTTCTGTAGGCGCTCATTCTACTGCTCCTTCTGGGACTTGGAGGCTTATGGGTAGTATTGGATATTATAGTACAGGTTCTGCAAGTAGTACCCCAGCATTTTCAGGAAACTATTATTCGTATCAACAATCTTTGTTCGTTAGAATATCTTGAAACAATAACAATAGGAGGCGTTTATGCCAACAATAACAATAACAGAAGTGCGTAACGCACAATCACTTAACGCAGAGAACACTGCATTTGAAGTAGAGATTAACCATCCAGAATACAGTTGGATACCTTATGGATTAATGCCTGATGATACAGATATGACTGTAGACAACAGCGTATTACTTAAACTCATTGGCTCAGACTATGCGGCTTATGTTGCACCCACAGCAGAGGAAATAACTGCCGAACTAGCCGCGTCAGTAAGAGGTCAGCGTGACCAGAAGTTAGTCGAAGAAGTAGACCCTATAATAACTAATCCTCTACGCTGGGCTGAACTAACAGATGCTAAACAAGCAGAGTGGACACAGTACCGAACTGACTTGCTTAACCTACCAGAGCAATCTGGTTTCCCTAATGATATAACATGGCCTACAAAACCATCATAATTTTAACTTAACTAAAGGAGATCAAAATGGCTGAAGATAAAAAGGTTATTACGATTGACGACAAAGATTATACTGAAGACCAACTTACTGATACGCAGAAGGTTATTATTAACCACATTAATTCTTTGCAGCAAAAGATTGGATCAGCAGAATTTAACTTAGACCAACTTAAAGTTGGAAAAGATGCGTTTGTAAAGATGATTACTAAATCACTTAAAGAAACAGAAGAAGCTGAAGAAGAGGGCGCTGAGTAATGCAAATGGACGCGCTTTGGAACTTCGCTTTAACCGCAGGATTTGGTTTTTTAATATGGTGGATTAAATCTCACCATGAAGAACTGAAGCGCGTCACCATTTTGCTTAATAGAACTAGAGAAGAGTTGGCTAAAGAATATGTCACTAAGACTGACTCATCTCAAGTCCTTGGTCAAATTATGAGTAAGTTTGATCGTATAGAAGAAAAATTAGACCGACTGGTAGAAAGAAAATGATACGTTTATTTATAGTAATACTCTTGTTTATTGCGGGTTTTACTATTGGTAATGTTGTTTTTGCTGACGATGATGACACGATCAAGTCTGAAAGCACAGTAAGGTCGGATGGCACGATGGACACTACAATTAATAGTCCACCACCTTCTGCAATCTCACCGCAAATAAGCGCAAGTAACTCTGATTTATGTACTGTCGGTGTAGCTGGTGCTGTGCAAACACAAATATTAGGCATCTCAGCAGGTCGAACTGTACGAGATATGAACTGCGAAAAACTTAAAAACGCTAAAACCATGTATGATATGGGCATGAAGGTAGCTGCCGTATCTGTAATGTGTCAGGACGAAAGAGTGTTTGAAGCCATGCTCAACGCGGGGACGCCTTGTCCCAAGGATGGGTTGGTGGGCGATAAAGCTAGAATTGCTTGGGAGATGGAAGCCGTAAAAGAAGAAATACAAAGAGATCAGAACAACCCAATGAGAAAGATTTTCAATGAGAATGTTGAAACAAAAACAGGTCTTAGTGTTATTATTAGCACTTTGGCCTTCTTACTCTTCTTGTGATCCTTATAGTTATGGAACAACAGGGAATGCCGCGTCTACAGCACTAAGCTGGGGGATGAGTTCTGTGCTGCCTTACATTCCGGGTATTGATATTAATGGCTTACTATACAAATACACCACAGTAAAAGACCCTGACGCTAACATGAAAGTCCATATTGGCAATAAGAATGTTGACGCAGATGGCTATATCTTTCGAAAAACAGACGATTGGTCAGGAGTTCCCGGAAACACTATTGTTAGATCGTTTCCCCTTTCGAACATCCCAGCTTCTCAATGGGGTGCGGGTTCAATTGATGTTGAAGGGGAAGGTTCGGTCAAAGATGCTATGGTTATATATAACTATAGAATAGACGAATGTTACGACGAACAATCTAACCCTGCGTGTCCGGGGTATGTCAAACCTATACCTGTAATACCTGTAGTTGAA